TTAAAATGTTTCTACTGTATAATGAAGTCCGAAAAAAGCGTATTTCTTTACATAGGCCATTACCTCATCGGCCCTTGACGCTAAGGCAACGGGAATACGCACTATAAAGTCATAATTTGAATTGTACTCAATAACCGTGTAATCATAGTCAACCGGAACATGGTTTTCGCTGGCTAAATAATCGTACTCCAATATTGCGCCCTCTACAGCCAGGTAAATAAATGCCTGGTCTAAAATTTCTTCCGGGTGAAATATGTAAATCGTCTCATCAGCGAACTCATCCCGTAAGGCGCGGGTGAACCGGATAACTGTTGAGTTAACCGTTGCGTTCTTTAGTTGAGCGGCCCGATAGGTTAAGAAATTAGCATATAGCCAAACGAGCGGATAAAGCAGCACCTGCAGCCAAGCCAGCTGCTTAGGTTTTACCAAGAAGTAAGGCAGCAATTGCTTTATAGTCTTATTGATGTTAAAACTCAAGTTTGTCATGCTGAAACAAAGGTTAAAGTATCATTCAAATCAAAATCCGGGTCTATCTGAAAGTAACCGGATGCAGGTTGATAGCTTGAGGCAAATACCTGGTACTCGCCAGCACCGCTTTTGGCTGCTATCTGCAATAAATCAATTTGATTATTGATTGTACCAGGAACGGCTTGAACAGCATCAATCAATTTATTGCAAAATAGTGTGCCGTTAAAATTCGTAGTGTTCAGCGTACTTAAAAACGTCCCTATAGCCGCAAACACAGCGGGTTTGATTACTGCAATATCACCTTGAGCATTGTAATAAATGTTGCCGGTGATTTTCAGTTTATCAGCGGCAAGCGATTGCACTGTAAAGCGAATACCTGCAGGCCTGATTTGCTGGCAATAGGATAGCAGGCCGTCGAGCTGGTCGGTGGTTAAAACCACCGGCTGACCGCCGCTCGACGCGGCAACCTTTATTTGAACCTTTCCGCTGTTTGAAGTGATACTGCAGAATTTTACAATTTGCTTCGCGGCGTCAATGACCGGGTATTGATAGACGTTATTGATAAAGCCAAGCAAGTCGCCGAACTGAAAGGCCAGCATTTTTTTATACCACCAATCATCAGTGCCGTATTGGTTATTGTCAATGATTGCCTGTATAACCGCCTGAAACTTATCCCAGGCAACTTCAAAGTAGTTTATTACTTGTGCGGTTATGAAGCGCCATAGCCGCCATATAGCGGTATTGCTTACGCTATCCAGCGCGGCCAGCTCGGCTTTTGTCGCCTTAATGGTATCAATCTGGTCTTCGATTTCTTCAACTGTTCGTGCCATTATCTTGTTGCCTCAATTTCTATGTCCGTAAATGAATTAATTGTAACAGATGTATTTGTATAGCCGTCATACTGCAGTTGCAGCCTGATTTTTTGCCTAAGCGTGTCAACTGCAGAAAGGGTAAAAGCCGATTTGTAAAGTTTGATGATACCAACGCCTGTTAACGGGCTTTCCCTGAAACTACCTTGAGTAGCAATAAGGATTAGCTCCTGATTTTGCTGCTCACAGTCATCTACAACGAAGTCGCCGTTTTCGATGGCTAAATCCAAATCGTTATCAAGCATTATATCTCTCATTGCAGTATGATTGTGTTTTCCAATTCGGCTTGTTTTGTAAGGGTAATTTTGTCGGGCGTTGAGGCCTCTGTCAATCCTGATACGTCAGCGCCCGACTTAACACCTAAATGCGTATGACCTGCGAACGAATCAGCCAGGTCATTAATCGATTTTTCAAGTGCGTTGATTTTTTTAAGCAGTGGCTTTAGCAATGGCAACCCGGCGTTTTTACCGCCGTTAAACACCATTTTAACAGCGTTTAAACTAATTGTACCATCAGCGGATAAAAGCATGTCAACGGCGCTATTTGCGTCCATTTCGATGCTTTCAATTTCAGAGAACTTGAGAATAACCAAATCCTCTTTATCATGCACCTGTCCGATGATAACCATTGATTGCAGCTTTGGGTAAAAGATGATACCGAGCGCCGACAAATCGTTGTCATTTTCCACCGGGCAAAGCTTAACACCTTCGATTATGCAATCGTCATCGGTGATGAGCTGTACAGTACAGGTGACCGTGTTTTTGTCGACCGCTAACACAATTGCCCTGTCGATTATCGCATCAAACCCGTTGACGCCTGCCATTTTTTTTATAGCCTCTTTAATTTCCATTATGCTACTTTCCTTTCCGGCGTTATTTCGTGCCTATATCCGTCCATACCATAAGTTGTTTTAACAGCCTCTACCAGGTAAGCGCCGTTATGTTCCGGGTAATCCGGGTCATTTAAAACCGCGATGTCGCCCGGCTTAATAGTTGGCAAGCCAAACGCTTTGAAGCTGCCTTTAAAACCATTGTATTTAAGCTTATCCAGCTCGGCGGTTGCGATTTTCTGTAGTTGGTCTTTATCCATATTCACGTAATGCAGCGTATGTTCCTCACCGTCATTATCACCTAAAACCAACTCTATTTTTTTGCCCGTTGCCAGCTTTGATGTTGCCCTTACTTTTATGCGTGCATCATCTTTAAGCTTGTACTCAAGGTTATCATTGGCGACTACATTTTTGACAAAGTCAAAATTTACCTCTTTGCCTTTGTTGTGAACCGCACCGGCAAAATCAACTATCAAAATACCCTCATCGAAATAGCATTGCAGGCCAAACTTTTTTAAATCATCCAGTATTTGAGCAGTGCTTTGCTGCTTTACAATTAAGCCGCCAATTTTTAAATCAACAACTTGTGCAGCGCCCTTGTAGATGTAGTCGATTATTTCAGCGACCTTGACGTTTTTCCAAGCCTTGCTAAAGCTGTTTTGCTTGAGCGTCCACATCGAATCTTCGCATTTTATTTCGAGCGGAATTTTAGCGCCGAGGCCGGTTACATAGCCTGTAAATTCCTCGGTGTAATTATCATCATAACCGAGTTGGACAATTATTTTTGAGCCGCGCTTAATGATGTCGTTTATATCACCGTTCAGTATCTTCAACTTGCGGGCAACTTTTACCGTTGCTGTTGTGGTCAGCTTGCGGCGGCTCCTATCAATCTCAACCTCGTTAACAAAGTTGAACTCGATAAAATTAGTCCCGGTCGGGTCAGTTATTGCTATATGTGACGAAAGGCCAAACATTTTTAAACAGAGGTTATGGTTTGCCAGGCTGAACCTGTGTAAATACAAAGCTTATGCAACGAAGTATCATAAACAGTCAAGCCCTCGGCCGGGCTGGTTATCGCGTTCTTTTGCGTAGTGGTCATCCGGGGAAATAACACTCCCTTTGTTGTGCTGTCTACCTGCAATTGAGCTGATGCTTCTGCGGTGAAGTTGCCACCACCGTTTAATATCAGCGATTTAGTTGCAGCCATAAATTGTGCATAAACATTACTCTGTGACGTGCCAGGCCCTAAAGCGTCAGCTATGCCGATGTTTACGCCGCCGAAAAGCCAATCTGTTGCTGTTTGAAAGCTGGCTAACCCGCCGCCTGCATTACCCATACTGAATTGACCGCCTGTAAAGTTGTAACCTATACTAACCGATTTATTTGCCCCCGCTGAAAAACACCCGTATTGCCATGACCCGTGAGAACCATCTCCGAAAGTTCCCGTTTCCCCGAAAATTACATTCCCCTTTAGATAAAGGTTGTTTGCCGCCTCTATACTGACATGGTGACTGCCTATTATTGACAAGTCAGTAGTGCCGCCTATAACTGAACTGTTACCAGCACCAATAGAGCCAAAATTTACACCGTTTGAATTAAGCCTAATCGCAGTATAGTAAGGGGCAAGACTATCATATACGATACCATAAAAAGAATGAGCAATGAATGAAAGAATACTATTTACAGGGTCAAACGACATCGCGGATGTAGCAGCAAATGCCCCCGCATTATTGAACTGAATTTGCCCCGTAGAACCAGCAACGCCGCCGCTGCTTGCCGTCCACCCGGTTGACCTGTATTGATAACAACCCTCGCCATAAGTACCGCTATCAGTTTGATAAACTTGCAAGCCAACTGCAGGCGATACTATAGCTAACCTTTGCGCTTCGGTCATGCAAGGAATCAGCAAGCCCTGGTTGGTGCTATCCATCTCAACAAGCGCCGTTCCGTTGTCAAAAACCAATTTTGACGAGCCGCCGAACACGCCGGAATTGTTATACTGTATCTGCTTATTTGCCCCGCCCGGTGTACCGCCGCTTGTAGGTGCGTCAATCCATTCTGTATCGTAATCGGTTGCCGAATGCTTTGCCAATATCTTGCCTGCAGAACCGCCTGCAGGAACACCTACACCCGGTGCACCATCAGCGCCGGTTGCACCAGCCGGGCCGTCAGCACCTGCAGGCCCGGATTCGCCTGTATCTCCTTTTTCGCCGGTGTCTCCTTTGTCGCCTTTTTCACCCTTCACGCCCTGAATGCCTTGTGCGCCGGTATCTCCTTTGTCGCCTTTGTCGCCCTTGTCTCCTTTAGCTCCCTGAATGCCAACCGGGCCTGTTGGCCCAACGTCACCTTTTAATCCAGTATCACCCTTGTCGCCCTTGTCGCCTTTAGCACCTGCAGCGCCAGTAGCACCAGGAGCGCCCGGCGAACCTTGCGGGCCTGCAGGCCCTTGCGTAATACCAGCGATAGCCGCCGTTATCAAACTATTAATCCATGAACGCAATAAGGCGAATGAAAAACGTTTAACATCGGTAGCGCCAGGCCCGGTTGAAACAACGCCATTATAGCCGTCCTGTAAGTCAGTGGCGGCGTCTAATTCCCCTATTTTCTTTAAGTCTAACATTATGACTGTATGTAATTATTGTCGTTGGTTATGATGAATTCGTTATTGTTTGTGCCTAATGCGCTATACTCGTCATCGTCGGCGCTGGATAGGCTGACTATGACTATACCGGCAATCTTGATGTAATCAGCATACTCGGCATCCGCATTTGCGGGGTAATCGTCGCGTATCAGAACCGTAGAGCCAGCCGCAACATTGCTGTCTAACTCTAAATTGTTATCATCGCAAAAGTCAACCAGGGCGCTTGCGCGGCCATAGTATTGCGTAGCGAGGTCAATAACGTTTTGACGGTTTTGTACTATCACTGCTCTCATAATCCTTGTACGATAGGTTGACGGGTTTTCATTGATTTAATCTCAAGCTCAACCGGGTAATCAGAGGTACACTGCAGCTCGAAAGGTTGCACGTTTTCGACGCCCTCAATAGATGGAAAGCTCCAGCTTTCAATAACGATATTGTGAATATCAAGCAAGTTGATAACCTGTGAAGTGATGCCCAAAGCCTTTTTGGTATTGATAACGCGCTTTAAATCCTGCACCTGCTTTTCCGGATATTCCCATGAACCCTCGTTGATGCAAAAACCTCGTATTGTTATCGCAGAATCGTCCTCGGTGATATACTCCTTTATCTGACCTTTACGGCCCGGCCCCGGCGTTTTAACAATAATGTTTTGCCCGGTAATGTCGAACAGCGGCCAGTATGGGAAAGTATATTGCACCTCGTCGGCTATCACGAGGCCATTTTGTAGAACAGGCGGTATAGTAAGTGTGATTTGCTCAAAAATTGGCGTGCCTAAAACGCTGGTGATTGCGGTTTTACGAAGCGGGATTGTTTGAATATCCGCGCTGTCAAACCCGTTTTGAATATAGCCCGGAAAATGTCCGGCCCTGGTAAGGTCATTAAGCGCGCGCCCGGCTGCAAATTCGCCAGCTGCAACGGCTTCACGACCTATACCAGCAACCAAACGATCGGTAATGGCAAACCGCATACCTGTAAGACCAAAGGCCTTTTGATAAAGGTCGACGATGTTAAAATTGTGCGGTGTCATAGTTTTAGTTTTTCGTTATCGGACGAATGGCGCTTAGCCTCAAATTCGAGTACCCAGCGCAATTCCTGCCATAGTTGTGAGAATTTTTCGTCAGATAGGTTGTCGGTTTCTACACCAAAGTGATACCTTAACAATCCATCCGCTTTGCGGAGGAGGTCTTTCCCGGCCCGGCTATTAACAGGCCGGGAAATGTTTAATACTTCCGAACCTCCGCTTTGAGAAAATTTAGCGAGGCCCAAAGCTTAGTTTGAGTTATCACCGCCGCGTCGAAGTTTGTTTGAATTTCGCTATCGCCGCCTATAAATGTGTTGTTTGCTAAAAATTCACGGGCCTCAAAGGTTTTGCCCTCAGTAGACATATTTACACAGTTAGCCAATATGTCGCGGCCCGGCTTTTTAAAATAACCAGTGATAGTTTTATCATCTGTTAATTGAACGGTCACAATATGAACTTCGCCATATTTCGTTTTCCAGGCATCCAATTGCGCCTGTGTAGTGCCGCCAGGCAAATTGCCTGGTGCAGATTGTTTTTTTGTTTCTTTTTCGTTTGCCATCGTATTTTAAATTGTGTTTAAGTACTGTTTAAATACCGCCCAGCCATTTGCCGGGCGGTTTACTCGCTGTTTGATATTCCGCGTTTAGCGGGTTGTTTAATGGTTGTTTAATTTTATGCAGCCCAATCTATATCGCTAACGAATAGAGGTAGCTTGCAGTCAATCTGTTTTACATCACCTGATTTAGCGCCCCTGTCTTGCTTGGTAAATACACAGCCTTGTATGATGTGAGTTACCAGGATATTCTCAGGGTTGACATACGCTACAGTGATGTCAAACGGCGCTATATCATAAATTGTCGTACCGGCTGGCAACGATGCAATGAGCGCCTCAAGCTCTCCCATTTCAAGGGTTATATCTGCATTTGCCGAATAAGGCCCGGAAACACGACCAATGATTTTACGACCGCGACCGTAAACCCCTTTTGTATCTTGCGCATCGCCATAGTTAATCTCGCTAAAGCCGACCAGGTTGCGCCCTAACATATTTGTCCGGATGTCTGACCAGCTATATACCTGGCCGTTAATTGCTTGTTCTTTTGCCATTTTTAAGCGGTTTTAAGAGGGTTTGAAAATCCGATTGTTAACACGATTTGCCTTGCAATACTTACAGGCGTGAACGCAATTTCCACGTTCAAAGTCGACGTTGCCAGCAGGTTTTGAGTAGGGTCGACATAGCAATCAATACCGCCTGAAATATCCCCACCATCCAGCATAGGTTTAAGAGCGCCCTTGCCGGTTGTTTCCAGCGTCTTGCAATCTTCGGCGTTTAGCTGGCCTGTTGTGGCGTCAACGTAAACGCGGGATTTAACCTTTGGCAACAATGCTGTACGGGCTAAGAAAATAGCCTTTTCAATCGTGCGGTTAGCTTCAATGTATGCGTAGTCATTGTTTGCAATCGCGCTGCAGGTATGCGAATCGCTCAAATAAAAACCGTCAACACCTGCAGTAACATCCGGGAAAATATACCCCTTACTATTCAGCGTGTCGAGGTCAGCATCAGCATAGCTGTTAATGTCCAAATTGCTTGACAGGCCAGCGGTCAGGAACATACCTAAACCAGCGTTATTGAGGTTGAACGCCGGGTTTAGCTCGCCGGGGTCTTGGCTCACAGCTGCCAGGCTTATGATACCCAACACATCGCCAACGGCTGCATATCCATTAAAGGCAGCATCGGCGTTGCTTATGGCCGGGTCAGCGGCTATAGTTACCGACACGTTCGGCGCGTCCAGTGTACGCAAGTCCTTTGCGGCGGCTGCAGTACCGTTAAAGCTACGGCCCTCAATAAGGAATGAAGCGTAACGGAAAGAGGCAAATTCGGCGGTGTACAAAGCTTGCGCGTTTGCTACTGCAGTAAGCACATCGGTATCAAGGCCGGTAACTAATACAGGCTCGTAAGCATCTGCAGGGTTGCGCGCGATACCGCAATATTTAACCTTGCCCTGCATCGTACGCAAAAGCTTTTTGGCATAGTCGTTCGCAACACTTGCCATTGCGGCCAAAGTGGCGGTTTGCGGCGCGGTAATGAGCTTTAAGGAGGCATTAGGGTTACGGGTAAAAAAACGGTTGATATGGTGATAAACCAACACTGTATTAGCTGTATCATAGTCGGCGGTTATGCCGATTGCAATTGCATCACGGATGCTGGCCAGCTCGTAAACCGTGCCGTTTTTCAAGTTATCAGCGCCAGCAACTTCCGGGGCTGATATACACAAGCCAAACACGGCATCCACACTCGGTGAGCGGCGTCCGAGCTTGCCGTTTTGCTTGTTGATAGTTACGTTAGGTCTTGACATGGTTAAGCTCCTTTCTTGGTTTGATACAGGATGAATAAAATGAGTGATAGCACGCCGACAATAGCCATCACAACGTAAGCCCAAACCGATGTTTTATAACTCACTACTGTTTTGGTCGTAACCTGGCTTTTTAAATGGTCTATCTGTGTAGTCAACACGTCAATAGCCTGGTCTTTACTTTCGCAACCCACCTGCAGGTTATCATATTGGTCAATCCAGTACGATAATTGCGCCTTTGTTTGCGGGTCGGTAACGTATTGCGTTTGCGGTTTTGGCGGGGCGGGGCGGGTCTCGGTTAATGGTTTGCCTGCCTTTGCCGCTGCAGCTGAATCAACTTTGTATTGCGCAAGTTTTTGCGCGTAAGCTGCCGAATCCAACTGCTGTTTTAAACGGGCTTTAGTCGCCGCTTTTAGCAGGCTGTCAATGTTCAGGCTGGCCGTCACCTTAGCGCCTTTCACGTCAACCGTTTGATGTGTAAAGGTGGTTTTGGTGCTGTCAGTCTTAACAGTGTCAGAGCCGGGGCGTATGACACTGCACGAGCTGACAAGACAAATCAGCGCTATAAGCGCGGCGGCTATCGGTGCAGCTCCCTTGAGTGCCGACTTGTCGCCGCTGGTCTGTTCGTTGTCAGGAGGCAAAAGCTCCAATATTCCGGTGATGACGGCACCGGCGAGCAATAAATAAAAAGCAGTTTTTACATCACTTTGTATATACGCCGATGCGGCTGCAGTACCGATTAACCCTTTAAGCCAAAGGCCAAATTTTTTGACCCTGACCGAAGTTTCTTTGAAATAGTTTTTAATATGAATCATAATTTTAATGGTGTTTAAACGATGGTTAAATACACCTCTTCGCCACGCGTTAGCGCCTGGTTTAAGATGGGATAAAACTCGGCGAAAGCTTCACGCGACCGGGTGATGATATTTGTACCCTCATCCTTACCAAGCAGTAAACAGCCCTCGGTATCGGCGGCGGTATTGCCGCTGTGAATCCTGATACCCTCGAAGCCTTGCACATTCAGCACGTGCGGCATCATTTTGTTAAAGCGTGTGCTTTGGTCTATAGTCAGCTTGTAGCGTCCCGATGGTATGGCGGTTTTACCAAACACCTTTGCCATCTTAATTTGAGGCAAAGGCATTTTATTATTAAGCCCCCTGTCCTGGTCTTCAAGCGTAAAGCAGGTAAATGGATTTCCCATAATCGTTAACACGCCAATGGTGCTAATAGATGTGCGGGTTTTTCGCCTTACAATGATGTCCATTACGCGTCAGCTCCTTTCTCGTCAGCCTTTTGCTCGGTTGCCGGTACGTCAGATTTCGCGGCTTTTGGAGCTGCAGTCGCTTTGGTCGCCTTTGGAGCTGCAGGCGCTTTAGTCGCCTTTGGAGCTGTAGGTTTAGTTTCAGCTTTGGCCTTTACAGGCGTGCCGCCCGGCTTAACCGTAGCAAATTGCTGGTTTAATTTTTGGCCGTTAGCCTGGTCATTAGCAAGCTTTGAATCAGGCTGTGTGTTTGCATCGGCGGTTGAGCCGCTTGCCTCGGCGGCATTATTAGTAACCTCGTCGCCGTCACGCTCAAAAACCTCTATAGTTTTATCCTCAAGGCCGCGACCGTGATTAACGGCGAGATTGCGAACGGAGAAACACTCCAAATCTCCGGTTACAAAACAGGTGTCTTGCGCTTTATTAAATGCGAAGCAGACTTTTGCTGCCTGGTATTTTTCTACTTTACTGTACATGATTTAAGTGGTTTTAAGTTCCCGCCCGGATAGCCCCGGCACGTATGCGGGGGCGTATCTCGGCGTTAATTGGGAATATCTTTAAGGTTTCTTTTGGTCTACAATAGCAGCGATGTATTTACCTCGCAACGACATCGCTAAAAAGCGTTGCTGGAAACCGATAATGTCGCCACGGGCTTCCGGGTCTTTAAGACGCGAAAACATATCCATTGTACCCCTGCAACGCATTACCTCGGTATCTACGAAAGCAAAAGAAGATTTCGCATCAGTACCTGCAGCGCTTGCACCATAAGCCTTTTTAGCTTTGGTTGAGCCATTGTAGGTCGGCGTTTGGGTGCTATCGTATATGTCAAAACTGCCATATTGCATTAGCATTTCGCCTTTAGCCTGGTTAGTTAGGGCTTTGTACAATTTCAGGTCGGCTTTCAACAAGTCGGCTTTATGCTGTGTATTTAACACCAACACGCGGCCCTCTTGTGGAACATCCATATCGTCAAATTTTTGCCCTAACTGGATGATTACTTCAAAGGTAAAAGTGTACTGGAAACCCGAAGCGGCGGCGGCTTGTGCAGCGGCATCAAAACCAACATCAGTACCTATAACAGGCGTAAAGGCTCCATCTGCAGCCGGGGCAAAGTTCCAGGCAGCTTTTTTACTTTGTTCCTTAGCCAGGGCTTGGCCGTGCTGTCTTACAACGGTGTCCATTTTAGGGTAAGCCAGTTGCATCACCTCGGAGTTCCTTACGACCGTTCCCTTTGTATCATAGTAGTCAAGCGGTAACTGTTGCGGCACATCGGTACGCTCGGCGAACGGCACGGGATAAGAAGTGTTATTAACCAATACATCCGGGTCAGCTCCAATTTCGGCAAGGTTGATAGTGTTATATTCTACCGAGCCGCTCAAATCCTGCGCTCTATCCAACCATGCAGCGGTAGGATAGAATTTTTCCATCAGGCGGCTTATCCAAATTTCCTTTAACAAGCCAGCGTAAAGCAGCCAGCGCGGCAAAATAGATTTGCCGGTATAAAAGCAATAGATAAATGCTACGATTGTAAAAGCTACGAACGCAACGCCGCCGTAAAGTGGATTATAGCGGAAAGGCAATAGTAAAACCAAACCTACAACACACCCCATGATGAAGTTAAAAAGCAGGTCTGTAATCGTTTTTTGATAATTTTTCATGTTTTATTTAGTGGTTTATTGTCCTTTTTTATGTGTTTATAGTGGGTACTAATGCACGTTTAGATATTCATATCCGGTTCGTCATCAGCGGCGATTGAGTATTTGGTACGGGCTGATTTAACCTTTGCGCTCAATAGCAGCTCGAAACGGGCCTTGTCGTTCACCTGCATTTTTTTCAATTCATCAGGAGCGTTCAAGGCAAATTCGTCGTAAGTCCATTTTGCGGTTGGGTCGTTAGGGTCAATAGTTGTAGTTGTGATTGTACGCTGCTGCTCAACCGGCTTAGTAATGGCTGGCTTCATGGCCGAAAGAGTGACCTTTAATTGCTCGATGTTCATTTCTCCAAGCGCCCTGAATGCTGGCACTTGTGCAGCGCTTAATAACTTTTCAGTTACAGCATTTGTAAGCAAATCATCAAGCTCTTTCCCGGCAAGTAACTTTGCTGAAAGCTCAAGTGAATTGACCTGATTAGTTAAAGCACTTAATCTCACGCCTGCAGCTTTTAGCCCGGCCTCAAATTCATCCTCTGTTGCGCTCAAGGCGACTGTTTGCCCGGCCGCTGCACACAGCACGACCATAGCATTAATTAAGCTTTGTTTCATTGTTTGATTTTGTGGTTTGTCTGCTTGAGTAGGTTGAAGTGATAAGAGAAACTCTTTGACATCTGTACCTGAAAGGCTTTTACCTTTGGTGTCATACAGGCTTAGCGTTATAGCTTTCCTATTGGCTCCAACGGGCGTAAGCGTACCCTCTTTTAGTGATGATTTTACAAGGATGTTCTTTTGCTCATCGAACTGAATCGGCGTGAGGCCAGCGCTGCAGGCCTTTAAAATACCCTGTTCAACTTTGCCGTATAGTAACATGGCCTCGGGGTCGCTTTCGTCGAACATAGGAACACCAAGTAACTTTCCGCTTTCAACCCGAACATCAGTCCATTGGCCTATCACTTTATTATAATCGTGATTAAACAATAAAACCGGGTTCTCAAAAAAGTCCGAAAGGTCAATCCCGTCCGTCTTGGTTACAAAGCCGAATAGGTTTGGTGTCTCATCCGAAATAACAAATGTCTTAGTGCTTTTTTTCATTCAACTTTTAAAGCTATTTCTTTATTTAGGCTCAAAAGTGCTGTGTTAATTCACTGAAAAAAAACAGATAATTCAGTATTAATCCGTATTGATTACAGATTATACATAACCCTGTACAGAATTGAAATAGGAGTTATTTTAAGGGCCTTTTTTCCTATTGCTTTGTATTCACAAAGCTAAAAGCATGGGTAAAAAGAAAGAAATGAACCGCGCTGATAAAAGGGCGAGCGCGCTTGACCTGTATTTAAACACAGATAAAACACAGAAAGAAATCTGTGAAATTGTTGGATGGACACAGGCAACGTTTACAGATAATAAAGAAAAAGGCGATTGGGAGGCGTTAAAGGGGGCGACTACCATAACCGCCGCCAACATTATCAAAAAACTTTACCTGAAACTTGACGAGCTGACCGATGACAAAGAGATAAATGCCGATGCCTTAATTAAGGTAGCTAAGGCCATAGAGTTTATGTCTAACAAAAAGGTAACCGGCTCCCAGCTAATCAATTGCTTTAAGCTTTTTATCACCTGGCTATTCCCCAAAAAACCTGAACTGGCTAAAGAGGTGAATAAAGCGCAAATGGAGTTCCTAAACGAATTTATAAGCAATGGCTAAACCAGTAGTTGAAAGACGCGATTACAACGACTGGAAGCAGTTTTGCGAACAGGTTCAAAATAGTAACAGCGTCAATTTTCTTGAGACAAAAGAAGAACAGGAAGCGCGAAAGAAACGTGCGCGGTCTGACTATCGTTTTTTTGTTAGTACATACGCCAGTGTTTACACGGATGGTGGCAAAACCGATTGCGCCGATTTTCATGTTGACCTTGCAAATGAGGTTGAATTAAAAAAACGCCCCAAAGAAGACCCTAACAAAATAGCAGTTGCTGAATGGCCGCGCGAACACGCTAAATCAGTACACATCGACATTTTGATACCGCTGTGGAAAATAGCGAGGGGAACCCTTACCGGGATGTTGCTAATGGGTAAGAATGAAAATGACGCGTGTAACCTACTCGGCGACCTGCAGGCACAATTGCAGCATAACGCTTTATTTATCCATGACTTTGGTGAGCAGTTCAATTTTGGCGATTGGCAGGATGGCGACTTTACTACACTTGACGGCATACGATTTTTAGCGGTTGGTCGAGGACAATCGCCACGAGGGGCGCGTAAAGGACAGAAGCGACCAAATTACGGAGCTATTGATGACGTCGACGATGACGAGCTGGTAAACAATCAAAAGCGTGTCGGCAAGGTTGTCAAAACCATTTTAGGCGCTTTCTTTTTTGCGTTGGACACACGCGGCTGTACTATGATAATTGCCGGTAACCGCATACACCCGCAATCTGTCTTAGCTCACATCGTAGGTGACATTAAGCCGGGCGCTCCGAAACGTGAGGGCATCTATCATTCTAAAATTTTCGCGATTGACCCGAAAACCGGAAAACCTGCCTGGTGGCAACGCTATACGCTTGACATGATTAACAGCAAGCTCAAGGCATCCGGCATTTTCGGGCGTACCGAGTTATTTCACGAGCATCATGTAGAGGGAAAGGTTTTTAAAGAAAGTATGATGCATTGGCTCAAGATGTGGCATTTGCTGCAGGAGTACGAAATCATCATCGGTTATTTTGACCCGTCTTTAGAAGACAACCCCACCAGCGATTTTAAAGCGGTTCGCGTTTGGGCTGGTTACACCACTGCATCCGGCGACTGGCAGCGCCATTGCCTCAAATCATTCGTTCGCCGCGAAGTCCCTATTGTCGACGCTTACAAATGGATGTCGGATGTAGAAGACAGGTTGCCGCCCGGCGTTGGCATTGTTTGGTACATAGAAAGGCAGTTTTACAACCGGCCTATGTCGGACGCTCTTTACGAGCATAACAAGCAGCGCCGCAAAAATGGCAAGCGTGAATTGGCAATAACAACTGATACCAGGGCGAAAGAAAAGAAGTACACCCGCATGGTCAAAATGGAGCCAGCCTATAGCAACAACGAGAATTATTTCAACATCGACGAGATGTACAACCCGGATATGATTGAGGGCAACAATCAGCTCAAAGGCATTGAGCCGGGCTATGACACACCCGACGATTCCCCGGATGCCGACGAGGGAGCCTGGTATTATTTAGACCAGCATAAGGCAGGCAGAAACTTTAAACCAAGAGTAATCAAACGCAAAAAAAAGAGATGGTAATATGACAACATTTGAACACACCCAGCTAAAGGGAATAACAGTTAAAAACGTAATCGTCACGATTATAAGTACGGCAAGCATAGTTATATCCGTGATGACAACCTATTTCGGATTAAAATCTCAAATACAGGAAATGAAAGCGGATTCTAAGACCGAAGCACGGATTAACAACATCCGGATAACTGTTTTGGAGAACCAGGTAACGCTTTTGCAAAAAGATGTCGAAACCCTTAAAGCCGCCAAGAAATGATTTTCCTAAAGGATAGCGACTTTGAAGAAATGCAGGTTCGGAACGAGGTTCTAAACGTGCTTAAAATTAGTACTACATCGCTTGACACCGGCGAGCTGGTAGCTATGGAAACGGTAAGCTCAAGTATCAAGACACGGTTTGATGCAGCAGCGACATTTGCGGCGCGTGACGAGGCTCGAAACCCGCTTATAGTAATGTACATGATAGACATCATTCTCTATCACCTGCATAGCAACACACCATCAAGGGTTGTACCCAAAAACCGTGAAGACAGGTTTAACGCTGCGAACACTTGGTTAAACGGAGTTAACGGCGGTTCGCTCATCCCGTCATTGCCGCCGATTGAAGCGCCGGAAAAAGACCCCTTATTCCGATTTGGCTCATCGGGTACACAACAATCTAAACGCTGGTAAAAAACTATTTAAACGCCTTTTAAATGCAAAACGCACGAATTGGAAAGACAACGCCGGTTGGCATTAAACACACCGGAACTATAACGCTAAGCGATGGCACAAGCTTTAGCCGAAAAGATTTTATCCGCGACCCGGCTAAGATTATGGCCGGTATTATCCAGCAGCAACGCACCCTTTTTGCCAAAGAAATTGAGAATTGGATTTTAGCGCGTGCAGCCGCTGAAAGTCCGCTGAACCCGATGAGGGCAATGTTGTATGATATCTATTCGGATGTAATGATAGATGCCGTTTTAACCGGCCTCATTTACAATCACCGCATATTGCCGGTTAAAAATAAGCTATTCGCTATCAAAGGCAGCGACGATAAAATCAATCCGGTTAAAACAAAGCTGCTTGCTAAAAAGCCCTGGTTAAGGGACTGGATGAGATTTGCGCTTGAGAGTATATTTTACGGCTTTTCGCTGCCATATTTCAGCCAGCAGCAATATGATGGAAAAACCGCATGGATTAAAAAGGTTGAACTAATTCCCCGTAAGCACGTCATTTCTGAAAGACACGTTTATACCATTTACCAAAGTGATTTAAACGGCATAGATTACACCGTTTCGCCGGTTGCTGATTACGTTACACCTATCGGTGATGAGTACGATTTAGGCCTGTTAAATAAAGCCACACCGCTTGCAATACTTAAAAAGCACGGCTGGCAAAATTGGGATCAGTTTGCTGAAAAGTTTGGCCTGCCTATTATCACGGTTAAAACCGCTTCACAGGATTCACGCGTACAGGATGAAATTGAGGAGTGGTTACAAACCCTGTCTACCGGTGCTTATGGCATTTTTCCGATGGATACCGAAATGGACATCAAGGAAAATCAAAAGACGGATGCCTTTCAGGTATTCGCGCAAATAATAGACAAGGCTAATACAGAGCTTGCCATTTTGATTTGCGGTCAAACCATGACCTCAATGAACGGCTCGAGCAAAAGCCAGGGCGAAGTTCATGAGCGCGTAATGGATGGCATTACACAGGATGATGAAATATTTATAGAGAACGCATTTAATGAGCAGGTTATGCCATTGCTCATTAACGTCTTCAAATATCCATTCGACGAGGGGGACTACTTTGAATTTTGTCAACCCGAAGACCTGCAGGCGTTGCTTAAAATATTTCAGGGCGTTACCCAAATGGGATTCCAGATTGACCCTAAACAGGTGGAGGAAAAATTCGGCACTAAGATAATCGGCTTAAAAGCTGTAGCGCCGCCAGCGCCCGGCGATGACCCGGCACCAGGCTACGAGCAGCCCGCCGACGATGACGAGCAGGAACAGGAAACACCCGACAAGCCCGACGATAACGAAAAGCCTAAAGAGGGTAAAAAGAAACCTGCCAGCAAAAAGCCGGGTGATAAGGAGCTGACAGCGAAAGACCTGATACAGCTGCACGCTAAAATAATTGACACGTTCGGAGGGAACCATGTGCATTAATTGCATCACCATAGAATTGAGCGGCAAGGTCGACGGCCTTGAGCCGGAATTATTGCGCGTTGCCAAGCTGATACACAGCGGAAAGCTCAAGCCCGGCGACATTGATGCAGGCATGGTAAAAAAAATAGCCGGTCAGCTAATGAACGGGGTTTTTAAAGGCTATGGTAAGGACTTTGACAGTAAGGGCCTCACGGATAGTGAACGCACGTTTATGGGTAAGCTGCAGGAAAATATTTATGTATTCAGCGGCTTTAAAAACTACCATCAGTTAGCAGAAACAACCTTGTTGCTAAAAACGGATGATGGCAAAATAAGGCCGTTTAATGACTTTTTAAACGATGTTAAGCAGGTAAACGAAACCTATAACGAGGTTTATCTAAATGCCGAATATGGTAACGCTATCGCATCGGGGCAAATGGCGCAATCATGGCAGGACTTTGAAAATAACGGCGTGTCTATGCTGACTTATCAAACTGCGGGAGATGACCGCGTAAGAGATGAGCACGCAATTTTAGAGGGCGCAACCTATCCGATAGACGACCCTTTTTGGAGTGAGTTCTATCCGCCCAACGGTTGGGGCTGCAGGTGTGATGTTTCCCCGTCAATAAGCGACAAGGCCGACCGTATCGCAAAAAACGAGTTGCCTGATATTCCGGATATGTTCCGAAATAATGTCGGACAATCCGGCATCGTATTTCCGGAAACGCACCCTTATTTCGATGTTGCCAAAGAGATAGGCACAAAAATAATTGAACAGGTAGATGATATTTTACCAGCGGAACCGGCAAGCGAGTTTATGCCTGAAAATATTACCAGCTACGAAAAATCTGCAGGGATAGAGATTGATAAGGAAATATTTAATTACCTATCGGAGCCGACAAAGTTTACTCAGCAAAAAGGCGGCGCTTATTATAACTCCAATAGTAAGGTGGTCAATATACCTAATGACGAAAGACGCCAAAAAAGCAAGTGGGTAGCTGAATCAACCGTGTATCATGAGTTTGGTCATGCTGCTGATTTTCAAAACGATTTTCAAAAGCTTGATAGCGTAAAAGAAATGATGTCTACCTATAAAGCGAAATACAAAAATGATTTTGCCGACTTGACAAGCAAGCTGCTTGCCGAGGGGAGAGTTGCATTCAAATCAGGTGACTTTGACACCGCCGAACAAACGACATCAGTATTAGACACGATAATGTCACTTGATAAACGGTATGGTGCCGGACATGGATATAAGGTAACGTACGGCGGTAAAAGGATGGATTATTTCAACGTTCCGGGAATGAAAGAGGCCGAATTTATAGCACATGCTTTTGAAAATAGATTTGTGGGAAACCCGCTTTTCAAAAAGCACATGCCGGACTTGTACGATGATATGATTGAGTTAACCAAAAAATTTAAACCAAAATAACATCGTCAACGGTGATGTCGCGGATAACATCATCCACCGGGTAAGGCTTAACATCAACCCGTTTATTATTGGCTTGAGCCTTTTCCAGTATTGGAAAAAGTTTATCGCCGATAGACATAAAAATGGACATCAATAGGCTCGCATATTCGGCCGGGCTTTCGTCCTGGTACTTAAAAAATAATTGTTCTCCTGTCATAAAAACAAAAATATACATAATAAAAGCAAGTATCAAAATATCAACAATATGCCAAAAGGATTAGACTATGTTATTAACCTGAAAGACGGCGATTTTGGCGGCGCGTCGAAAGCTAAATCAGCGGTTCAGGGCATTGACGAGGCCGTCGAAAAAACAGGCAATGGCATCACCGGGCTAAACAAACTTATCGTTGGCGCTGGCCTTGCCATTGCTGGTATTTTTGCGGTTGACAGGGTGATTGATTTCGGAAAGGAAAGCCGCGCTGCGTTCCTAAAATCGGAGGCTGCAGCCGCACAAGTATCCGTTGCCATACAGCACACCAACGGCATAGCTGGTAAGGGCCTTGACGAATTAAGAGAGAAAGCCGAGGCGCTCGAAAAAACAACCTTATTCGGCGACGAACAAACGTTGCAGGCCGATTCCCTGCTGTTAACCTTTACCAATATCCGGGGAACGATTTTCGACCAGGCAATACCTGCTATACAGGACTTAGCGCAACGTATGGCCGGTGATGGCCCCGCCGATTTAAAAGGCGCGGCTATACAGGTAGGCAAGGCATTGAATGACCCTATAACCGGCATTAACGCCTTGCGCCGTGTCGGCGTGTCATTCAGCGACACTCAAAAGGAGTTGATTGCTAACGCCGTGAAACATGGCGATGTAATGAAAGCTCAAGGCATGATTTTAAAAGAGCTTAACACCGAGTTCGGCGGCTCGGCGGCTGCAGCCCGCCAGGTGTTAGGGCCGACCGGCGATTTAGACCACGAGATTGAGGAGCTTAAAAAGTCTTTTGGTCATTTAATAAATGACGGCCTCAAGGTGGTTGTTCCGTGGCTGCTCAAAGGCATTGAGGCTTTAAAGGGTATTGGCGATGTATTCAGCGATACCGTTCAGTGGGTAGAGGATAATGCGGTTTACTTCAAAGCGCTCGGCATTGCCGTTGGTACTGCTACGGTTGCATTCCTGGTAGCGAATCCGGCAATAATAGCCTATGGCGTGGAAATGGGTGTGAGTGCTATTGCAACCGGCGCACTGGCCGTTGCACAAGGCGTATTGACGGCAGCGCAATGGGCGCTCAATGTTGCGATGGACGCCAACCCCATCGGCCTGATAATAACAGGTATCGGCCTGCTGGCATCGGGCATTTACATAGCTTATCAAAAGTCAGAGGTATTCCGGGCGATACTGGCAGGTATCGGCGCGGTTGCAAAATCCATATTCCCGATTTTTAAAGGCTTAGGAGAAGTTATTTGGGGCGCTCTTACGTTCGACCCGGCCATGATAAAGAAAGGGTTTGAGGATAGCGTAAACGGCGTTAAAGATATCATTAACAACGGCGGCATAGGCGGCGTGTTTGAGAAAGGCGCAATGGAATCAGTCCGTGCAACCGAAAAGGAAAAACGCGAACACGATAATCCTGCAGCTCCTGCAAAGCCAGCATCCGCAAGCGAGGTATTTAAGCCGAAACAAGGCAATCAACCTTACTCGGTATCAGGCACGGGTAAAGGCTCTAAAGGCGAGGGTAGCGACACCGTTTCAAGCGGTAAATCAGTACGTAACGTAAAGGTAACAATTGGCAACCTGGTTAGTAAGATTGAGGTGCATACTACCAACCTGCAGGGCGTTGGAGCTGGTGAACTCAAGAGGCGAATAACTGAAATACTTACCGGCGCTGTACATGACAGTGAATTAGCATTAGGGTCACAATAATGGCAGAAAATAAGCACGCGGGAGATTTTGATAACCTTATTAAGGATTTAAAGGCGCTAAAGCTTCGCATCATCCAGCAATGCGCGGTGCAGGCTTTAGCATTCTTTAAACAGAGCTTCATTAACCAGGGCTTTACGGATAACGCACTTGTTAAATGGAAAGGCCGCGAGGGAGGCCCAAAGAACACAGGCCGGGCCGTGCTGGTTAATCGCGGCGTACTTAAACGCGGTTTACGTATCAAAAAGACCTCCATTGACGGTGCAGTTGTGGGTATGGATGACGCTATTCCATACGCAGACATACACAACTACGGCGGCGAAATACCAATAACGGCGCAAATGAGGCGGTTCTTTTGGGCTATGTATTATAAGTACGGCGGCGGTCAGGAAAAGGGACATAGCCAACGGGCGCAAGCGGTTAACGACCTTGCGAATTTTTACAGAAACCTTGCCATTACAAAAGACCAGGTTATCAAGATACCAAAGCGCCAATTTATCGGCGATAGCGCGACATTGGAACGGCAACTTAAAACTTACATCACCGGGGAACTGGACAAATATTTTCAAGCATTATGAGCGTAAAAAAAGACATCTTTAAAGACATTGGCGACTACCTAATGAATGTACTGCAGGTGAATGACCCCGTTAACTTTCCGAGCGGAATTTTAAAACCCGAAATGAATTTACCCGGCCTGCGATGGTTTGATAAACAAATGGGGCAATTCGACAATCCGGAAATGTTTTACGCCATACCGTTGCCGGGCGTATTAATGGAGTTCGGCCAGTTCCAGTGGGTAACCATAGGCCAAAATCAGCAGCGGGGTAATGGCATCATACGTTTTTATATTTACTTTGAAAACTATGCCGATTCGTTTAACGGCTCAATTAACCAGGAGATGGCTTTGCGGTTCTTTGAATTTACCGAGCAGGTGCATTTGGCATTACAGGGCTTTGCGCTGCCATACATGACGCCGCTCGAGCGAACAGGTGATAACGAAGACACAGCTCAAGACATGATTATCACCAGCATGATTGAGTACAGCACCATTATTACTGACACCGTTTCAGATTTAGCCCGTAACCAGGTGTTGGCGGATGCGGATGTAAACGTACAGCGGGTTAAGCAGATCACCAGGCCTGCAGGCGATACGTTTGCAAGTGGGTTTATCATTACATAATAAAGGCCGCTCGGTTGAGCGGCCTTTATTCTAATCTGCCTTTTTTAAAAGCTTAAAATAGTCATCAGGAATAAGCCAAATTAGGCGTTCTATTTCATGTGTATAATATAAGCTATTATGCATAGTGTGACACCATCTCAATTCTTCTTCACTTTCAAAGACTTGTGTGCCATCCAATTCTAAATACTTACCGCTAACGGTATCGAAAAAAGAAAACGCAGTTTTAATTTCTTCATCATCGGCCATCGCCTGCGAAACATCAACAAATCTTAACATTTAACCTCCTTTTAAATAGCGTTTAAATCCTTAATAGCGGCGGTTGCCTCTTTACTCCCATTAGCAGCCGCATCCTTTAGTCGGGCTTGAGCCAGCGCCTTAAAATTGGCCTTTCGCGTGTTATCTGCAGTACGCTTGGCAGCATCTAAATAAATCTTGCCTAAATAATAATTTGATACCGGGTCATTAGGCTGCAGCTTGAGGGCGTCATTAAAGTACCTGGTTGCGCTTAGCTCCTGGCCCTTGAAATTCATCACACAAAAACCCATCCGGCGTAAGTTCTTTACGTTGGCCGGGTTGATGGTTAACGCCTGGTTATAGTAGTCAGCAGCCTTAACGTAGTCCTGGTGTGCAAAGCTGCTATCGGCCAGCGCCTGTACCGTTGTTTGAGCTTTAGCAGATACCAGGCTAAAAAGCAAAAAGAGCGATAGTATAAGCTTTCTCATTTTTCTAATATTATTTGTTCGTCGGACTGAATTATGTCGCCCTTTAGGTTTTCAAGCCAATGATAAAGCATGTCACCGGCGTACATGTTTTGCGGCAATAAAAAATCATAAACATTGCCGTTTCTCTTGCCTGCAAAAGCTAAGTTATGCTGACCGCGTCCAGGGGATTGATAAAATTGCATGTCATCAAAAAAGCCGTTAAAATATTCGCGTATCTCGGAAATCATATCATCCATATATCAAAGTTAAGTTAAAGCAATCAATATTTAAATTTTCGGAGGTAAGATATATAAACCCTGAAAGCTGTATCATAAGCCTGACGAACATTAAAAATCTTAAAGCTCATCACAACAACGGCAAGCCATAGCTTAGGCAGCATTGCCAGTTTATTATATAACGTTAACGTACTTTCCTTACCAAAGCCGGAAAGATAGCGCTTGTTCACATCCGTAAATTTCTCATCAACTGAATTAATCATGTGATATTCCCTCGCTGTACTTTCCAAATATCCGATGTGGTCTACATGTGCCGTTTGGCCGGGGTCAATTACAGCAAACTTAATATCATTTTGAGTGAAATAATTCTCTACGTAAGGCTCAAAACCAACAAAGGCGGTAACTTCGTTTTTCGGCTCATCAACCAGGCTTTTAAATGCAGAACGCAAGTGTTTGGTATTGAACAAGGCAGGAGAAATTGACAAGCCATATTCGGGCTTAAACAAATCATCGCTATAATACCCAACCTTGTCAGCTTCGGTCAATGGCGCACTTCTGCTAAGAAACACCGCACCCCAACCATCATCAGCTTTTAAATGGTTAAGCATTTTATCTAACGGAACGGCTTGCTTAAATAAAAAATCATCTTCTAACAAAAAAAAGTAGGGCGTATCAATAGCCTTTAACGCTTGTATAAGGCTGTTTACATAACCAATTCTTTTAGGGTGATAAATTAAGTGGTCGTAGTCATACCGTTCCAGCTCCTGCAAATTATATTGCCCGTCAATCGCGATTATTATTGCGCTGAACTGAAAGCTGCACGCGTTTAAAAATGATGGTATAGTTTGTTTAATTAGATGTTCACGGCCCTCACTTGTAAAAATCACCAGGCTTGTATCGTTTGCTCTATTCATTGCGACAAAGTTAGTGGCGCAATTTAGGAAATGATTATTTGAAATAAAAAAGCCCTCAACTTGAGGGCTGTCGATTTCAATAATACTTTTGAGTATTGACCGAAATAGAACTGGCACTCAATGCAATTTGAGCTACATCCCCGGCAATCTCCTGTAAGTAATAATCTGACATACCCCCTTTTTCAATTAGAGCGTAATAATTTGTGGAATAATTGGCAAAATAAGCATTTGACGCAATTACTCTTCCGGAACTACCCTTGGTGTGTTCTAAAAGTTTCCTTTGAAAAGTTCCCGAATCAGTTTCATTAATTACTAAATATTCAGCAGCCATAATTTAATTTTTTAGTTTACGTAAAACTAACAAAAAAGCCCTCAAATTGAGGGCTTTTTTGTTATCGCATAAGGTAAATACCTATCAATTTTTCAATCATATTGCCCCTCCAATCAACTCATCGTTTAGCAAGTTTGGGCAATTCTCATAAACCAAATCTTTGTAAATTTTAACCCAGTCTGTATCTACAATAAACGGTGAGCGGCGCTCTACATCCGGTTTAAACATGTCTAAAATATGTTTGAGTGGCGATTTACGAATATTAAAGAAATAGTCATGCTCCATTTGCAAGGCTTGTGTATCATACCTCTTTATTGCAGACATCAAGCTCTCATCCAGTGAAAACCGCTCGAATATTGCCTTTTGAAATCTTTTTTCAATATCACTATAACTGTAATCTAAAATTACTTTTAAAGGCTTAATAACATCACCTAAGTAACCTTCCGTTGCATCATGAAGTAAAGCGACACCGGCAAGCTCTTTTGGTGCCAAAGCATACACTAAAAGACTATGCTGTAACACACTGTAAAACTCGGGGATTTGTCCGCCAAAACGACAAATATTATTTAAGCTGACTGCTATATCTTGCAATACTATCATTTTTGCCGTTGGCTCTTTCAAAGAGACCTGAACGCCCGAACAACTGTTAAAAATTCCGTCATACACCTTGTGTATCGGATGGAGTTTGTTTATTTTATTCATACTGTTTTATTGCTGTTTTAATACCCATTTTACGCCATGTACCGCGCTGTGTTGATACTCGTAACCGTTGGCTTTTAAGAATGCGTGATAATTCCTTTTACCCATCAGGTCAAGGTCATTGAAGTAAGCCTCACTATAAGGCAAAGGGAATTTTTTAGGTAACGGCTTGGCGTATGCTATCGCCCGCACCTCGTTAAACTTTTTAATAAAGTTGCTTATGCTTTTAGGCTTTAAAAACCATTCGTTTGATTCAAAATAAATAACCAAAAGCGATTCAAGTTCAAGCGGCGTAACCACAAGGTTTTTGAGCTTACCGGCTTCGGCTGGCCCGGTCTTATATTTGACCGGGTTGCCGTCACCGTCCTTATGGTTCGCAGCATAATGATTACACCAAAGGGCAATTTTGTCCTTTGTTTCAAAGCTGGCAGCTTGAGGGTCTACCGGCTCAATTTCCTCGCCTATTTGCTTGATACGCTCAACGGTAATTTTATCACCTGCAGGCGCAAAAAGTTGGGGCAAGGCAGCTGAATTTTCGGGGATGCGCTTAAGCAGATAGCTCAATTGCGTTTCATCCAAAGGCTTTTTAAACTCGTTTAAACAGCTTTTAAAATGATTATCATTATATATGACCAGCAAATAACCCTCTATACCGCTGGCTTTTATTTTATATTTCGTTAGTTCCATCTGTAAGCTCTGAATGTCCTGTTTTAATTTCCTGTTCTTTTTGTTTGGTTATCTTGAGTACTATCCTGTAAATAGTAGCTTCGGCCAAATGCCATTTGGCATCCAGTATAGGCCAAATCAATTCCTCACGCATTCCGGTACTCCATAGGTTAGCGTAATCATCATATATCATTTGGTCTCTCTTTGCCTTTCGTTCGTTTATTGCCATAGGTTAGGTTATTGTTTATTCATATATCCTTTAAAAATCTTGGTGAAGACACCGGCGAGTATGCCAAGCTCCTTGAGGTCATGGTCAGCTAATGGCTTTTGATAAGGGCCTTGAGATTTACACCAATTATCAATTCGTTTCATATCAGCTTTGCCGCTGGCTGTTTTCCAACGCATATCATGAGCCATAGCAATTATTTTGCGGCGTACCTGGTTACATTGCGAATCTTCATTTATGTAACCATAGTCCTTTTCCAACTCGGCAATAATGCTGTAACACTCCTCATCGGTCAGCTCTTTAGTGCTTTCGGTAACCTCACAAGAATGCCTGAAAGCAAAGTCATGCCTGCGATTGTATTGATTAGTGGCTTGAAGTGCCTTAATTAGGCTTAGAAAGGCTTTTTTGCTTGCTGTTGTAGTCATATTTTGGGCGTTTATTGTGGGTATTTCTGCACGTTTTAGGGGTAGTTTAAGCACTTTTGGAGCCTTTAAAGAGGTTGATTTGTGTTACCTCCGGTTCTTTCTTGGCGCCCCCTTTATCCCATACAACAAAGGGCTGATTACCACCGAAACGGCTTCTCATATTCGCTTTAAAATCCTTTACGAATATTTTCACATCACACATGTACTCTATTGCCTTTGCGTGGTCACCTTTCGGCTTTGTACCCTCTGACCAGCATATGACTATAAAGCATTTGGCAGGGAACGCTTCAATTAGTTCCTTGAATTGCTCCATAGTTAAATTCATGTAGTCGCGGCTATCTATTACTATAGCGCCAGGGCTATTCTTTTTGCTCAATCGCCGCTTCATTTCGGCAACGCTTTCACCATCGGCAAAAATTACTTTTCCTGTTACCTCTTTCATACAGTTTCGGATAATGGCGTCTCGCAAGCTTTTGCTGAATTTTTGCTCGAAGCTGTTGTAATAAACCTTTGTAAACCGAGCGAGGTACTTAGTTAGCTTAATTACAAATTCTGTTTTTCCGTTTCCTGAAGCTCCATAAACGCAGCATTTAAAATTCTTTTCAGGCTTGCCGAATGACGCCAGCCATTCGCCGTCAAACTCAAGTTCCTTATATGTCTTATCGTAAAAATCTGTAATTCCTATTGTTGCCATGTAGTTAAATCAGTGGTGTTATGTGTTAATTAGGTGCTGTTAAGTGGCTAAAGCCGGGCGTTTTTACCCACAATAAAAGCTTAAAAAGTGCAAGGTTTTTGGGTAAAAACCGCGTTTTTATAGTCGCTAAGGCTGTTTATTATAAATAATTTTCCTCTATCCATTTTATACAGGTTAGTATTATCATTGGAATTTGATGGACAATTGCATTTCCAGTCGCGCCAAGTCGAGTAACGTGGTCGGGTATCCCATAAGGAAAAGGGAAAATCGCGGGTTCGTTATACCTTTCTCTAAATTGTAGAAAAGCATTGCCTTGTGCCCCCAATGTAATTGCCTGCCGACTCTCTTTAAAGATTGCTCCAAAGTCAGTATGTAATAACTCTCGCCGTCCTTGAACATTGGCGTGGGCAATAAGGAAAATTCGCGCCCGGGTATGGTGGGCATCAACGGCAACAGCTGGAATATTGAATGCTTGGCAGGTGTAGCCGATACTTTCCAAATCAGCAATCTTTTTGTCGAGTACCATGTTGCTGATTGTTCCAACAACATTTTCGTTAATAACCCAATCGGGCCGCATTTCTGAAATTCCTCTAAACATTTGAGGCCAGCGGTAACGGTCATCTGACATGCCAAGTCCGAGCCCGGCATTACTGCTCGGTTGGCAAGGGTCACCCCCCCCCATAATGTTTGTCCATGGTAGATTTCGCTTCCCGCATTGTGTGTCGTGTCTGTGAATGATTGTGTCGTTTCCATAAATTTCTTTTAGATATTTCCACAAATCGGTATTAACCTCTATGTGATATTTGGTCTCTATTCCCAACTGTTTTGCGGCATAGGCGATACCATCAATTCCCCCGCTGTACCAGCTCCCTAATGTTAATTGTTTCATAATTTGAACCCGGTCGGGGAAACGAACCCCGGCCATGCTCCATAGCGGGTTATTAATGAACATGTACCGGAACTCCGAAAGCTTGAACCGATGTTATACCGGATGGGTAAACACTGACAAAGGATGACTCATCACATTCATAGCATCGTTTTAAGCTATCCCAATAACCCTTTGAACTTACATCACCCGGCTTAGGTTGAACCGTATCATTTGGCTTTTGACAATGCGGACAAGTCCATTGCGTTAGCGTTTTTCCGTTATTCAGCATTTTCTTATGAAAGGCCTCCATTTGCTGTTTAAAGGTTGTGGCTGGTTCATTACGCATGGGTTTTGCCTCCTACCTTTTGGTTTTCGCAGTCCTCACAAATGCAGTCGTAGCAAAGTGTTGCATTGCAGTCAGGGCATTGATGCGTCTCAAATACGTTCACATCCTCAAGGCAGTTAGCGCACTCGGTTTTGATGCTGGTTTCTTTTGTTTGTGCCATTTTCTTATTGTGTTTAAATGGTGATTAAATGCGTGCAAAGTCAAGGATTACATATTTGCCATTAACCTTGAATGACAGGTAATCTTTAGTTTCCGATGGTTGCCAAGCTTCTTTCAGCAGGCGGATTCCCTCTTTCCAGTTGGCATCGTCGTAGTCGTTCTCCATTGAATAAAGCTTTTGTACAAGCTTTACATCCAGCTTATCTTTTTTGCGCTCAAGCAGGCTCATGATTAATTTCTTTGTGCGCACATCACCGGCAAACTGTTTATTTACAAAATCAATGATGTGCTTTTCGCCCTGGTCGGCGCGTTCGTCAAAGCCGCCAAGCTCGGCACGTTTCAGGCTCATCTCTATTTTGCCGTCAGCGCTTTTCACGGTAAAGTTTCCTTTGCCATCGGCGTGACGTGAGCTGTACTGTTGAAGTAATTTATAGAGCGTTTCACAGTCGCCAAAAGCAGTTTCTTTGAACACTTTTAAAGAGTTGTGAATAGCGATAGCCTGACCTGCAAGGCTTGTGATAGTATTTTCCTTAATACCCTCGTAAGATTGCCGCTCTTGCTGCTTTAGCTCTTTCTCGGCCTGCAGCTTGTCATTCAATAGGGCCTGTAATTCGTCAATGCTCATTTCTTGTGGTAAGCGTGTTTCTCCTGTTTTCATATTTCTATTATTTGTTCTTTGATTGCTGGTTGATTATTTAATTGGTTGGTTAGCTCTGAAAGCTTTAATCGCAGTTCCCGGCGTTCGTCAAATTGGGCATCCGGAATGTTGATTAGCCGCAATTTTATGAGGGCTATTTGCCCTTCTAATGATTGTTCGTTATGTTGCATGTTGTTGGATTGATAGGACTATTTGAAGTATTGTATTGTCGCTTAAATCGCTTGAATGCTTGTTGTTTCCGAAGTAGAGTATAAAGGCCATTGCTTGAGGTGCTGACAGTGTAAACCTGTTTACCTTTTTAGGGAATGAACATCTAACCAATAGCTTTTTATAAAACTCAAGCAATAGGGCGTGCAGCATTTTTTCGTAGTAATCAGCTGGCTTGAATGCCTGGCATTCCTCGCTTAGGCGAAATGTTAAAGCGCTAAGCGTTGACGGTGTAAGGCTAATAGTTAACATATTTCACCTCCGTAATTACACGGTTACGAATAGCATTAAAGTGACCGTTGAAATACCTGCTGCTTATAAGCAGCCTTTTTGCACTATTATTGTTACTGTAGAAATTAGTCCTCTCATAACCGAGCGAATCAGCTATTTGCTCAATCGACACACCTTTGATAAGCCTGTATATTGCCAATGTTGCGAGTTTTCGGGCGTCAACTATCACCTGTTTTCGCGACTGGCTTGAAATATCCTCAAGTGTTATTTCCATTTCCTCGCAAACTATAGCCTTAACATCCTCAATGCTTTTTAGTAAGCCAGGCAATGGGATTTGGCCAAGGTCAATTTCCGGTGATATTATACCTAACTGAACCGGCTGGCCGATAAGCTTCGTTAGCTTTTTTTGAGCTTTGGCAATTATCGTTACGGCCTCGTATGTAGCTGCTAAACTCATTTCACGCCCTCCTTTTTCAAATACTCATCCATACAATACCCAACGATTGACGCGGCTTTACGCTGCATCAGGCTATCATCTTTTAGGCGATAAATGTTGTGTTGAAACAGGTAGTTATCATACAGGATGCTTTGGTCAGCGCCAGCCGAATAGGTATCTAAAAATACCGCGTCACGAGCTGACCACTCCGAACGCCACCACGACCAATAGAACATAGTTTTTATTAGAAACTCAAAGCCTATATCGTCAGCACCGGTCATACGGTTAGCATAAGCCACACCCGAATTAAATACGAGCTGACCATAGTCAAAATCTGTCAGGTCGAACAAAGCCATTATCAGTTGCTGGTTAGACGTATTTACCAGCTTGAGCATATCGGCCTCGGTTTGCTTTTTTAATTGGTTCATATTCAATTTTGTTATATCCACATTCCGTTTGAATCGGTCTCATCATCGGGCGAGGCCTCAAACTTTTCGCCTTGCGTGTGTTCGTACAGCTTTATCAAAAACAGGCGGATTTGCTTTACTGCCTGTATGGCAATGACTGTAAATACAGCCATCGCCACAACGGTATAAAGCGCTATCATGCGGCCTTATCTCCTTTCGCCTTGTTTTGTACAAGCTTTTTTACCCGGCGCTGGTCACCGCCCGAGCTGTTGAATATTTCTGAAATGTCGTTGGCGTCATACACGCCGTTAGCCTCGCATATCGCGGCAATGTCTGAAAGGTCAGGCCTAACCAGGTGTATAAAGCGGCTCCCAATCCTTGAGTATATTTCGCCGCAACCCTGCCTAACATATGTGCCTGTATTGTCGGTACGGATAATCCTGGCCTCTAATTCAGGTGTGCCAAAAAGCACTATACCGCATTTGTTTTCGAGCAGGTTATAAAGGGTGATAAAGTACATGAAAGGCTTTTTCTGAAGCTTCTCATACTCGTTTAGTATCAGTACCGGCGCGTCGATGCCGTTCATAATAGAAACAATGCGTTTTGCCATTTTATAGGGTGTACCTGCAGGCACTTCACCTAACGCCTCAAGAATTTCTATCAGCAGGCAACGAATAGTCATTGTACCATCGCAATTAACCTGGTACACGTGCTTACGGCCTATTTTAAAACCTCTTTGGCCGGTGTCCTTACCCCAACCAGCTGCACCAATTATCGCATGGCAGCGGCTTTTTTCTTTAGCATCGCAAAGCATCTTGTTGATGAGTTCGTAATTGTGTGTCACGGCATCAATCCAGTCTAAGCCATCGTAACCAACCTGTTTGCCGATGTTCAACCACATCTTATCATTTATCAGCGCCCAATTGCCGTTCCTGATTTGTGAGATAGTTGCAGATGATACATCCTTTAAAGAGTTGGCTGCTTTGTTTTGGCTGGTATAGCCATCGCAATACTTAATTAGCAGGTCTTTGATTTTAAGTTTTTCCAGATTTTCCATATTATTGTTGTTCTTATTGTGACTCATTGATTGCCCCGGTTAGCCGGGGCTTTTGATGGGATTACATCAGCTCGTATATGTCCAATGTTCGTTTATCTCCACCCGACTTTTGCTCTATCTGCATTTGAGCAGACTGCTTAATTTCTTTCGTCAACACACCAGCTTGCATCAAACTTTCAGCGTTGATTCCGGCCCTTTTAAGGGCGTTTAAACGCTGTTCACGCTCCTCTACATTTGCGGCAACGTGACCCTTTTTTTCTGTTAAAAGACTGTTTAAATGGGTTCTTGTACCCTCTTTGTGGTCGGCAAGCGCCATAGGAACGCGCTCAAATTGACTGCACACCATGCGTGTACGCTCGTCGCTGCTTACGGCCAGTATTTGGCTCATGTCGTAAGGGTCATATTTGATTTTAACCTTGAGGCCGAGCGTGTCGCGGTACAACTCTTTTGGAATCTCATAGACATACTCAAGGCCGTTAATCGACGGCATTAAGCCCTCTTTAGTGATGGTATTTTGCTGCAGTACGCCGGTGTATTGGTTGCGGTGTTCGTAACCTAACCACATTAAGCGCTGTTCTTGCGTAATCAGGCGCTTTTCTGATTGCTGCATGCACTTCCAGGCCTCAAGCCATTGCTCCTTTTTGGTTTTGCCGGTTTGCGGGTCAACCAGGTTGCGCATTTCCTCAATGAAAAATTCGATGTGGTCAGGCGCTTCGGATTTGGCAGGGAAAAATTTCTTATTTGCTTCGATAGCATCCCGGTTAACCTTTGCTTTGGCGGTGATGTTATGGCCTGCATAGTTGCGGGGGAATAACTCTTTGAGCTTGCTATGCCATTTCTTATTAAAGCTTTGTTCAATAATCTTAGCACGGGCGTTTTTAGCGCCTGCAGGCGTAAAGTTTCCCTGCTGTTCAAAGAAAGGGGTGAGCGCCTTTAGGTTCCAGTGGTCAGCCTGTAATTGCCGCCAAAAGTAGTTATCACCCGTAAGCTGCTTTACGTAATTAGCGGCATTTAAATAGGCCTCTTTAACCAAATCAGTTGTGGCGGTGTCACCTATGGCGTAACCTAAAATAAGGTCATTAAAGCCATCAATAACAACGTACAGTACCGGGCGGTAATACGGGTTGATTTCTTTCCGTTCGCGCTTTTCTTTGCCGTCCTTAGTCTCAACTTTTTTGAGTACAATACGCTCCTCAATAAAATACAAGTCAAGCTCGTTATCATCGGAGTTGATTAGCATTAACGGGGCGGATGGCCGGGCGCGGTGTACTGTCTTACCGGCATAGTCATACCAGGAGGCGTTACCGTTCCTAAAGCCCTCTATTTTGGCTTTGAATTGGTGACGGTAGTTGCCAACTGTAACGGCGGTAATTCGTTTCCATCCGTAACCGTCACAAACCTTATTATATTTTAGAGCGACAAATGTATCATCGTACTGGTCACTCATCATTTCAACTAATAGCGCTTCGTTTAGCTCATCCTTAACCTTTTTGCTGTTATCATTGCCGAACTTCTTGCTAATGATGCAGCTGCAACCAGTTTCTTTGTATTCGGCTATTTTGCGTTTAAGTGTTTGATAAGTAGCAGGTAATTTTATACCCTCGGCATCTATGATTTTGATTACGGCCTCGTATAATTCCGGTTTGCTTTCCATGCAAAGTATTTTCTTGCACTTAGCCCAATTGTTTTCTATGTCGATGATGAGGTTAAGCCAGTTGGCAGCTTTGAGGTATTGAGCTTGATAGTCGAGCGGTAACGCGACACGTTCAGATGTGCGGAATGAAAAGAAAAAATCTTGAGCCTTATAGTCAGACTTTAGAAACTGCTTGATAACCTGGTTGTGTACGTAGGTGTACGGGTCACCGTATTTTTTTACAAGGCTGCTTTGATACTTGTCGGCAAGCGCCTCGTATTTAATCAGCACTTTACGTTTGTCGGTTGGGTCTTTTATATTATCCCATGACAGAATCGTACGGCGGGAAATATCACAGGCCTCAAGCTCGGCAAATTCGATGTATAAAATGTGGTCTATTAGCTTCATGTTAATTAGTAGTGCTCCCGGCTGCAGTATCGCGCTGCTGTTATTCTCTAAGCCGGGATGGGTGATTGACGGTTACTGTGTGATCTAAGAAATGTGTGATGCCAGGTAGCAGATACATGCAGCTATGCACATGAGCAGCACGAACAACGCTATAGCTTCGTTTCGGGTCATTTGGTCGTTCATCAGTTTGAACCAAATGATTTGTAAGCGGGTGATAATTGATTTTTTCAT